AAAATAGAAGCTCTTCGATATCTCCCCAATCACCATCTTGACGAAACTCTGCATGTAGTCCACATTGATCCAGAGTTTTGAGCTGAACCCATGCTTCTGTGGGCTCCCCGTTCTCAAGAACTAAATCAATGTATTCTTCGCCGGATACATCACTGCATTCCAGAGTGTCTACAAGGGTAAAGCAAGCACTTGAAAAGTAAGTTTTGTCTTCGTCGGATAAGTTCTTTATATACGGTGCGTTTAGTTGTATGTGGTGATTTGGATTATAAGAAGTTTTTTGCTCTTCGTCATTGATTACTTTCCAATGGGGAGCATAGAAATACCACGCAGTATTCGGGTTTGCGACTAGACGGACTTCTCTGAGGTGCTCACCTGCGGTCACAATAATTTGAGACCACTCCCAGGCTGACCCTCGAGAGACAAAAAGTTTTTCCTCAGGAAGAAGTTCTGAGTGCTCAAGAGGCACCTTGGTCAACCAAGTATCGTGTTTCGCCAGCAGAGACTGGCCCAACAAGGGATGCTTATCCGCTTCCCGGCGATTCATGGTCGCTCCGCTTCCGATTAATTTTGGCAAACGTGAACGTTATTAACAACATCAACAAGGCACTTTTTAGTAAAGAATTAAACAAATAAGTGAAACTACGAGAGCTTAAATCAACTGCGTAAACAAGATACAAAAATAAATCACTCAGTGTCACTAAAGTCAGTTTCTTGTTTTTCACAAGCCTTGACCGTCTCTTCCGTAGAAACATAATAAGAGGAGGAAGTTTTACCTCCCTCCTCCAATGCTTCTAAAATTTTCCTAGCTAAGACACATTCCCATGCGTTTGGGTTGGTCACTAAGAAAACCTCGTGTGCTTGAATCTTAGAATCAAGCAGCGGTATATGTCACTCGATAAACGCAGGGAGAGCGATCGGTTTTCTCTACGTACAGAAAGTTTTCGATTGACGCTCCCACGCTGAATGTGAAGGAGACATCCGTACGGTTAGAAATTTTGGGAGAATGGACTTCTCCTAAAACCTCTCCATTGATACCGCTTCGGATATAAACACGACCTACATTTTGAGAACCGGCCTGAAGAGTGACAGTGCCTGTTCCGGTAGCACTGGAAGTGACGCCGTGCTTGTCAGCTCTTTTCTCAGATCCCTCAGAGGTGTCTTCAATTGTCGAGTTGACTACGACGTTACCACCATCCTCGGTGCGGTATTGAGCAAAACGAGTGATACCGGCTGGATTAGCTCCCAGCTCACGATTGAAAGTGACCTGAGCCATTTGAGCAAAACATCATTGATTACCTTTATTTTAGTATCTAAGGCTATGGGTTAGATTTGATTTATTTCCAATAACATAATGCGGTACAACAAATTCAACGCTGCGGTTTATGAGTTCACTGAGTTTTTAATCCGCTTACGGCCTGATTTGAGAAAAAACGTTTGGATTTCTCGGACACGAATGTACTGTCGTGATGATTGGTGTGAATTCAGAACTCAACTGGTTCTAAAAGAGATAGACGAAGACGTAGAAAATTTACATGAGCACTGGGATACTGAGGAAGCTAAAACTTTTCGACCCAAAATTCAAGGAATTTATTTTTTCGAGGATAATCACAACGAACCCCTAGGAGGAGTGATGGGCTACTCCTATGAGCTATATGAGGATAAAAATGAAAAAGCTACTGATCAGTCGCAGTAGATCAAACACTCTGGAGCTGACGGATCTCCATTATCACCGCAACGATCTTCCCAGAAAGCTTCCTCTATGGTCAGAGGTCTTTTGAAATGTAATTTTTTGGGCTCTTCTTTCTTTTCAGAAGAGGGCATCGGACAAGATTGATCAGTCATTTTTTTGACTTCTTGTAGGACCGAGCTTTTTTCTTAGCTCTCACACAGTTTGGCACCATTTTCCCCGATTTTTTGCTTTTTTTCATGCCCTCCTGGACATAACCATCCCAGCATGGTCCTTGTTTAGCCATTGTTTTTAGATGCTTTGTACGACCGAGCTTTTTTGCCAGCCCGTTTGGCTTTTTCAGTGTTGGATACGTGAGTGTTTACAGGTTTACCTCGTGTAGCTCTCTTCTTCTTTTCATCCGTAGCTTTACGTTCTTCTTTCGACATTGAGGCCCACGCTGCTTTAGGCAGGTATCGCTCTGTGCGTCCTTTTTCTCTTGCTTTATCGGCCATAACCTCCAAGAGAGTTTTTAAGCATTTCTAGTCTATTAGCTTGGTTTCTATGTGTCTGCGAAGCTTTGTCCAACTGTCCAACAATTTCGACAAGCTCATTTTCTACCTCAGTCTCAGGCATGGTCTGTCTTTGTTGATCCCGAATAGGTCCTCCAAAAAGCCACGCATCACAGGTTCTTGAACCTGCACATTTAAATTTGAACAGCTGGCAATATCCTAAATCAGCCAACTGCATCACCTCTCGTGGGTCTGCTGCATTGGTTTCGTTGATACCTTTTTCTATACAATCCAAAATGACATCAGATTGATCGAATGCAGCGCAATTACCGCACCTAGCTGTCTTTACTGTTTCTAAATCTGTATTCCAAAGCTCTGCTTTTTTCTCCCAAAAACCAGGATCAGGTACAGCAGGATTCAAAGGACCATATCCATAGTTTTCTGTGGTCCAATCTCTATTTTTGATGTTTTCTTTGATATCAACGGTGGCTAGAGGGCACTTACGGTTGACTTCCGTTATCTTTTTTTCAAGCAGTAAACCTCCTTTACGGCTGGTCAAGCTCTCTTTTTTTACTTCGGTTGGATTCATAATTATCGAGCTTTTTAAATATTTTACGTGTTTTCTTCAGCAGTTTCTGAGCCTGCTCGCGACTGATACATTCTTGAGCTTTTTTTGCGATTCTCAGAAGCTTTCGCCGCTGCTTCGGCAAATTCACTTTTTCTTCTTCTCGTACTCTTCTCTAGTTTGCCAGTCTTCCTTAGACCATTTGGATAATTTGTTTTTGCTAGATTTCTTACCTTCATATTTTCCACCCATTTCTTTGTAGTATTTTGTAGCTAACTGCATAGCACGTGCAGAGTGACCACCCATTTTCTTTCGGGCTTTTGCTTTAGCTCTAGCCCATTTTTCAGGGTGTTTTTTCTTCGCAGTTTCTGCCACTTACAAATCCCTGTTAACTCTTATAGTTTATAAGACGAGAGTAAAAATCTCAGCCATGACGGACGATGAAAACAAAAAAACTTACGAGTGGCTGACTGAAATCGTAAAAGTTTCAGTGCTGGGCTGGAGTGCGGCATTGCTAACCCTTTCGTATATGGGTTACTTTCAAAAAATGGACCCAACTTTCGTCGCCTCGATTTTTTCTGGGTCGTTAGCTGGGTACGGTTTGAGTCGTGCTACCGATACTATTAAGAAACAAAAAGAACCTAAAATAGAAGAGAATACTACACCCAAAACTAAGCCGTGAAAACACTCTTATGGCTTACTCTATTAAGCCTTTTCAGTCCTTTGGGGGCTTTCGCACAAAGCGCACCTGGCTTCACTCAGGGCTCGATGAACAGCACCACAACCACCGAACAAACGATCACCGAGACGATCGAAATCGAGAAGTATGGAGGCGCTTACAGCAGCATAACGGGTCACAATGTGACGCCCAGTGCAGCTATCGGGGCCACGGGCACGACTTACACGATGAACTCAGGGGCCACAAACTGGCAGCTGGAAGTTGTCACTCGAGCAGCTGGGATTATCGAAACTCAAGACATAGAGCGGACAATCGAAACCGAATCTACGACTACGTCCTTAAGTGTCTTCTCTCAGTAATATTTTTAGGCTGTAGTCCTGTCTATGCACAGAGCAATGACGGGACTACAGTTATCGCAAATCCTCAATCATCTTCAACCGGCTCAGTAACAAACAGTGCGGTACAAATAAATCAAGGATCTTACGCGACACAAGGACTCGGAAGTGGGCACTACTGCAATAGCGGCACTGTGGTGTTTACACCTTTTTATCTTGGGTCTGGCTTTCACCCAGAGTACTCAAGAAGTGAAAATTATGGCGCTCAAATCAGTTTTGCTCTTCCGTTAGACGGATCTGTTCAAGAAATTTGTAAAGAGCTTGGTAGAAAAAAAATTCAACAAAAAAGAGTTGATATTTTGCTCACTCGCATAAGAGAATGCACTGCTATGTACGAAGCAGGGTACATGATACGACCTAACTCACCGTATTCAGCGATTTGCGACGACGTTGTGCCAATCGCTGCCTACTCCAACTTACCGGCTTCTTCCCAAGCTTCCTCTGCACCCGATTAATAATTTGTTTGACAGCGGGTTTAAAAGCTGAAACACATTTTTTGAATACAGAAGTCGCTAGGAGCGTTGC